TTAGATATTAGTATTCAAACTGGGCTTAGTGAAAAAACCGTGTATAACATGATACAACACCCTGAGTCCTTTGGCTATGGAATCAGCAAAAAAAGGAATAAGAAAAATAATAATAAATAAATTTACCCTATGACTTACGCTGATTATCCAGACACGGCAAAGAATAACGCAAGGAAAGCGTTAAACCATAAGAAGGACAACGGCTCTTCATGTGGAACTCGCGTTGGCTGGTTAAGGGCGAACCAAATCGCAAACGGCGAAGGCTTGTCGGAAGATACCGTCCAAAGAACGTATTCTTTTCTTTCCCGTGCGGAAACGTATGACCAAGGAAAATACTTTGATGAAGATGGAAATGAAATATGTGGTTCAATAATGTACGACGCATGGGGCGGAAGTGCGATGAGGGATTGGGCTGAAGCAAAGTTTAAAAAGATTGAAAGAGAAAAGGAAAGCAAAGCGATGGCAAAATATAATATTGATATTTTAGGGGAAATTTCTGAATCTGTTAATTCATACAATTCTGTAAGAAGTAAAATTAACGACGCAAACGGTGAGGAAATTAATTTGGTTATTTCGTCTGGTGGTGGCTCAGTCACTGAAGGAATGGGAATAGCTGATTTAATTGCCAACTACCCAAACGAAACAACGGCAACAGGAATCGGCTTGGTGGCAAGCATTGCAACGGTTGTACTGTTGTCGGCGGATAATGTAAAAATGACTGAGAACGCTTTTATGATGATTCACCGACCTTGGAGTTACACGATGGGTAATGCCGACGAACTTGAGGCAACGGCGGAATTATTGGACAAGATGGAGGCAAAGTTATTGGACATTTATTCGGCTGCGGTTTACAAGCGCAAAGGGAGACAGAAAGACCTTGAAAACAAGATTACACAAATGATGGCAGCCGAAACATGGTTGACCGCGCAAGAAGCATTAGAGTTTGGTTTCATTGATGAAATTGTAAAAGTTGGCGAAAAAAATATTGATTTATTACCGTTGCAAAATAGCCTAAGCAAATTTCTAAATGTCCCAGCTGCATTATTAACCAACAACAAAAAAGACGATGACATGGGTAATTCCATTTTAGAAAAAATCAAATCGCTTTTAAATAATATGGACGATAAAGAAAATGTCGAAAATGTTATGCAAGAAGAAGAGGAGATGAAAAAAGACGAGCCAAAGAATGACGAGGTTGGCGATGCCATCCAAATGTTAAAAGACAATGGCTACTTTGTAATGAGTCCCGAAGAAATGGAGGCAATTCATTCAAAGCAAAAAGAGGAGATGGAATCGATGTACAAGAAAACCGATGAACAAAAGAACTCTATTAACGAAATTGAAACGGTTCTGGAAACATTGGGAAAAGAATTAGTTGCCCTTAGGGCGCAAGTTAAAAAAGGCGTTGGGCTTCCTTCGGGCGGAACAACATCTGAAAAGATTATTGAAACAAAAGCAAAATCGAGTCACTTTGATTCTTTTGCTTCATTAGTTAAATCTAAAATTTCACAAAGATAATGGCATTCAATCCAACCGCCCAGAATGTTAATGGCTACCTTGGTTCGAACACATACGTCGGACAAAATAGCCTTAACAGAACAAACCCTTACGCAAATGTTGACGGCTTAAATGCTGAACAACTTTACGGGGTTGATACCTATGAAGACCGTATTCCTATGTCGGTGACATACGCAATCGCTTCAGCTGGAGACAGAACTACGGTTACACCTATTTACGGTGTTACAAGTGCTTCCGATTATTTAAAGTTTAACTTGATTGACGAAAGTGGTAATGAGGCTTACGGTGTCTGGATTTCTTCAGCGCCTTCAGCAGCCTTTAACATTACAACAACGGCGTTAAACACGGCGAACGATTGGAAGGCTTTCTTTGCAACCTCTAATGCTGGAGCAAAGACCGAGTTCTCATTTAAAATTGAATCAGCGGCGGTATTAACAGATACCACGGCGACGATTACTTACGCAAACCTTTAAAATTAAAAACAAATGGCATCAGTTGAAATAAGCCAATTAGACGTATCCTTTAGAGGTACGGAGGCAAACAATATATTTTTAGAGCCTGTTTTTTTTGATGACGATTTACGCGGACAATTCCGTGTACTTGGCAACGTCGCAAATAAAAAGAAAATGGTATTTGTCCAAGACCTTGAAAATATTGTAAGAAAATATTCGGGTTGTGGATTTAATCCAGTTGGCTCGGTTGACATTTATCAACGTACAATCGACGTTGAAAAAATGAAGGTTGATTTAGAAATGTGCTGGGACGAATTTGAAGACACAGTTTTCGAAGAGTTATTGAAAACGGGTACAAGGCTTCCAGATGTTTCGGGAACATTGATTGAAAACATTCTTTTGACCCGTACACAACAGGCGATTAGAAATGACATTACCCGTCTTTCTTACTTTGGTTCTCAAGCGTCCAATAACCCTAACTATGATTCATTGGATGGATTTTGGACAGTTTATTACCCGCAGTTAGTTGCAGACGATTTGATTCCAAGAACTAACACGGGCTCAGGTGCAGACCTTGCGGATGGTGATGGCTTCGCGATTCTTCGTGCGGTATATGACCAAGCGCCTTTACAGTTAAAAGGCTTACCAGCTAACCAAAAGGTGTTTAATGTAACCCAAAGCGTTTATTCTCAGTTAAGGGAAGACATTGAGAATGGCGGTGGCGGTGATTACGGTTTACTCCAGTTAATTAATGGTGTTGAGCAATTTACCTTTAGAGGCGTAACCGTTATTCCTCAGTATCGTTGGGATGACATCGCAACGTCACTTGGAACAACTAAGCCGCATTATGTGGAATATACAACACCACAAAACAAGGTACTTGCAACCGACGTTTTGAGCCCTGAAACGGCTTTAGAACTTTGGTACGACCAGAAAGACGAAAAGGTGTATATTAAGGCTCGTTTTAAAATGGGTGTAAATTACATTCATCATTCATTAATAAGCGTAGGCTACTAATCTAAAATAAATATGAGTGCAATAACAAGCGGATGGCTTAATCAATGTGTCGATGGAACTTGCGCGGGCGGTATCGGTAAACTTTATATCGCTAATGCGAATCAAGTTACTGGTTTTACTTCCAATGCGACGGCAGCGGTTACGGCGATTACAATGTCATCGACTGCCTCAGTATTTTACGAGGTGGAATTTAGGGACAATTCGGGAGCATTTACGGAAACGGTAACGCAAGACCCAGACACTTTGTCGGTTGCAGTTGAGCAAAGTTTAGTTGGTATTATTAATTGCCGTGACCAAGAGTTAAGAAACTTAATTCAAGACATGGCTGGACAGGCTTGCGGCTTGGTTTGTGTTCACGTTGAAAATACGGGTAACTATTGGTTATGGGGTGCAGAAGTTATAGGCTCAAAGAAAAGACCAAGTAGGCTTACAAGTGCTGAAGGTTTATCTGGTGCTTTGTTTACCGATTCAAATCAGGAAACATTGACAATTACTTGCCGTACCACAAACAAAGCAAGATTTATCGTTAACGGCGAAACAGTGATGAACGCCTTAGATTAATAAAAAATGATAGTTAGGGATAAAAGTAAACTGATGATTTACGTTGGCAATGACCCAACGGGGAAAGCGGGAATACTAAAGAAGGCTATCGGAAATTTTACACAGGCAGAACTAAGGGGTTGGCATAGCGTCAACCCCGCATCTGTTAGTCAACACGTCATTTTCACGCCTGAGAAAAATACCTATGAGCCAAGTCAAGAAAACGATTCAAGCAGTACCGAACAGGGCTAACAGGAATTTAAAAAGAAACAATAGCCCTTTATTGGCTTCCGTTACTTTAGACACCTCAAACACTATGTTAGTGCAAGAGGATATTTTCAATGAACCTTCAAGGGAAAGGCTTGATTTTACAGGCGCAAAATGGGTTAGATTCTTTACCCAAAAGGATGACTTTCTAAAAAGTCTTATTGCCATTGTAAACAATTCCCCAACCCTCAGGCGAATCATTGAGGATAAGGTAAACATGGTCGTTGGTGACGGATTTATTCCAATGAAAGGAAAGTCTAACACCTTACTTACAACATCGATGAAGGGTGAGGTAATAACTGATGATTCTTTAAATGAGATTGAGGAAGTTATTGGACAAGTAAACTTGCATTCACAAAACTTGCAAGAGGTACTTGGTTCATTGGCTTTTGATTACGATGCTTTTGGAAATTGCTTTGCAGAAATTGTAAGGGGAAAGGTTGGTAGTCAGCCTTTTACTTACATTTACCATGTCCCAGTTTACAACATTGGAATAAGGAAAGCAGAGGCTGACCAGATTATACGTTCTATTGGCATTTACGACAACTGGGAAGAAGTTCCACTTACAACCGAGGGCACATATTACGAAAGGGAAGGCTTTAGGGAGATACCAATTTACCCAGAGTTTAAGAAATTAGAAGACGGGACGGAGCGTTCAATTATTCACGTCAAACAATATGCGGCTGGTTATTTCTACTTTGGTTTACCTGAGTGGATTGGTGCAAAGATGTGGGCGGAAATTGAATACAGAATCCAGCGTTTTAATACAAGCAAGTTTGAAAATGGCTTTATGCCATCGGGTATTTTACAATTCTTTGGTTCAATGACATCGGTTGAGGCTAAGAGCCTTGTAGAAGGCATTGAGTCAAAGTTTACAGGAATGGGAAATAATCACAAGTTATTCGTCCAAGTTTTAAGAGATGAAAAATTAAAGGCTA